AAAAAGGTAGTCGATGAAAATCCAAGTTAATATAGCTAAAGCAAAAGACATCACTAAAGACAAATTGCGTGAAGAGCGCAAACCTTTGTTAGAGAAACTTGATGTAGACTTTCAACGAGCATTAGAAGCAGGTGCAGATACGACTGCAATTATTGCTAAAAAACAAGCATTACGAGATGCAACAAATCAAGTAAATACTATGAATACAGTAGAGGAATTAAAGTTAGCAATACTACCTGATGTGAGTATGTAATATTATGGAACAAGAATTATTTAATTGGTTAGTTGCTGGGGTTAGTGGCTTGATTGGTTTCTTTCTTCGCGTTATGTGGGGTGCAGTAAAGGACTTACAAGAAGCAGACGAGCATTTGGTTGAGAAAGTAAATCATATTGAAGTGCTTGTTGCTGGTAACTATGTTAATAAAGACGAGTTCAATAGGTTTATGGAACGACTTTACGACAAGTTAGATTCTATTGAAAATAAATTAGACAGCAAGGTAGACAAATGACATATCTTGAAATGGTTAATAAGGTACTTAAACGCCTTAGAGAACGTACTGTAGGTACTGTCAATGAATCATCATACTCAACCTTGATTGGTGTGTTGGTTAATGATGCTAAGGATACAGTAGAGAACGCCTGGAGTTGGTCTGGCTTGCGTACAACGCTCAGTGCAACCACACAAGAAGGCGTATTTAACTACGTACTTACAGGATCAAAAAATAAGATTACTGTTCTTGATGTGTTAAACGATACTGACGATGTATTTCTTAAGTATCTTCCTGCACATGAAATGACAAGGTACTATCTGGTTGGTACACCACAAACAGGATCACCAACAGACTACAGCTTCAATGGTATTGATGCTAATGGTGATACACAGGTTGATATCTATCCAAAACCAGACGGAGCATACGATCTACGCTTTAACTGTATTCTTCGTACACCTGAATTAGAAAGCGATTCAACAACATTTAATATACCAACACTTCCTATTGAGATGCTTGCTTATGCTCTTGCTGTAGAAGAACGTGGTGAAGATGGTGGTATGAATCCTTTGTCTGCTTATGCTAGAGCTAAGAATGCCCTTGATGATGCTATTGCACTAGATGCAATCAAGCACCCAGAGGAGACATTGTTCTATGAAGTCTAAGACAGTATTGGTAGAAAACCTAGCTACAAGCTGGGCTACTATTTATACGGTACCTGCAAACACAAGAGCAAAGTGGATATTAGCTTTTGTTAGTAATGGCACAGGATCAACTATTAGTAATGTTGGTATTCGTATTGTTAATGACGATACTATTACTGTTCTTGGTGCTAAGTCTCTTGGCTCTGGTGATTTCATTCAGTTTGGACAGGCTGGTATTTATGTCATGCTTGAACCTGGTTATACCATTGAGGCACAAGCTGGTACTACAGGGGTGTCTTGTATTTTGACATTTGAAGAAACGAGCTTTGTAGTGAGTACATCCTAATGGCAAAAGAACTAATTACATCATCGTTAGTAGCACCAGCATTCTTAGGATTGAATACCCAAGAGTCCAGTGTTGCTAATGATCCTAGTTTTGCTCTTGAAGCAGACAACTGTGTTATTGATGAGTTTGGTAGGCTTGGTGCAAGAGAAGGTTGGTTCTATCGTACTACTACAGGTGGTACAGGCGTAAACCTAAAAGGAATACATACGTTTTTAGATGTTCTTGGAATAAATACTTTTCTTTCTTGGTCTGAAGATACCTTTTATAAAGGCTTTACAACATTATCAACAATTACACCAACTACTGTTGATACTATATCAGATGGTAATTGGCAAGCAGTTACACTAAACGATAGAGCATACTTTTTTCAGCGTGGTTATAAACCACTGTACTATACTAACGAAACAACGGCTGATGAATTTAAGAGCATAGATCAACATGCAGACTACAATGGTACAGCACCAAATGCTGATATTGTACTGTCTGCTTATGGTCGTTTGTGGGCTGCTGATACCACAACACAAAAAACAACGATCTACTTTTCTGACTTGTTAAATGGTGTTAAGTGGGGAAGTGGTAGTGCTGGTACTTTAAACATTGCTGGTGTGCTGTCTAAAGGTGCAGACGTTATTACTGGTCTTGCTGCGCACAATGGTTTTTTGATTGTATTCTGTTCAGATCATATTATTATCTTTGAGGATAACGATTCCTTTCAAGGTAGCTTTGATGTAAACACACTAAGACTTGTTGAGGTTCTTGAGGGTGTTGGTTGTATTGACAAGAACACAATTCAAAACATTGGAACTGATGTAGTCTTTTTGTCTGCAACAGGCTTAAGAAGTCTTGGTCGTACTGTTCAAGAAAAGTCCAGTCCAATTGGAGATTTGTCTAAAAACATTAGGAATACTTTTGTTGAGTCTATAAACAGGGAAGAAGACAAGACTTTAATTCGTTCTTGTTTCTTTCCAGAGCAAGCTTTTTATTTGTTGTATTTGCCTAGTGCTAATATCGTTTATTGTTTTGATACAAAAAACAAACTAGAAGACCAGTCACTTCGTGTAACCACCTGGAGTGCAATAGATCATAGTGGTTTTCTGTATGATAAAACAACTAATAAGATGTACTTTGCACAAGTAGACGGAATTGCTGAGTATGGTTTGTACACAGATAATGGTAGCTCTTATACGATGAGGTACTTTACAAACCACTTTGATTTTAATGCACCGAACGTAAATAAGATTATTAAGAGAGCTGCTGTTACAGCTATTGGTTCTTCTGCACAATCATTTGTATTAAAGATTGGTTACGATTACACAACTAATTATTTTAGCTTTCCTTTTGTACTAAAAGAGTTTGTTATTTCAGAGTATGGAGTAGCTGAGTATGGATCAAATGCTGATACAATTGCTGAGTATAATTCTGGTATTGCGTTGGATCGTGTGGATTATTCCGTTTCAGGGAATGGTTCCATTGTACAGTTGGGTATTGAAACAGTAATTGATGGCGCACAACTAAGCGTACAGAAACTAGACGTTTATGCTAAAACAGGTAGGATTATTTAATGAGTAACTATTCAAAAACAACAGACTTTGCATCAAAGGATGCCTTGGCTACTGGTAATGCTAATAAGATCGTCAAGGGTACAGAGATTGACGATGAGTTTAATGCAATACAAACAGCCATTGCAACTAAAGCAAACACACTTAGCCCAACGCTTACTGGCACTCCATTAGCACCAACTGCTGCTTCTGGAACAAACACAACACAGATTGCTACCACTGCTTTTGTTACTACTGCTGATAGTGCAGTTACAACGGCATACACTGCTGCTGACTCTGCACTGCAAGATAACATTGATACACTAGAAGCCATTACAATTACTGGCGGTAGTGGCATTTCTGGTGGTGGTGATCTTTCTGCAAATCGCACATTAGCACTTGATGTAAATGACCTCACTGCACTAACAGATATTGATGTTACAAACGATTATATTCCTGTTTATGATGCCTCTGCAAGTTCAACAAAAAAAGCAACTGTTGGTGATCTTGTTGTTGTAGCTGAATCATTAAGCGATGATGGTTACGTTAAGTTTGCAAATGGATTAATTATTCAATGGGGAAGTGTTACCGTTCCTAATGACACTTTAAACTATGCTATCACATTTCCATTGGCGTTTCCTAACTCTTGTTTTCAGGTTGTTGCAAGCCCCACTGTAAGCACTGTTACAACGGAAGATAACGCAGCACTTGGTACAACTACACCAACAACCACAACGTTTTATTTTACAAATGGTCATGCCACCAGTAGTAAAGTCAGGTGGTTTGCAATAGGTAATTAATATGCAGATCACCATAATCCCAAACCATGAGATAGACGGCATCTGGAATCAAATTAAAGACTACGTAGAGGATGCTGCTAAATACACGTACGGCAGATTTACAGCCAATGATATTAGGAATGGTATTAAGAATAATCTAAACCAACAACTTTGGGTTGCTCATGATGATGAGATAATTTATGGGTTTGTTGTGACAGAACCAACTGACTATCCACAGCTAAAAGCAATGATTATGCTTTTTACTGGTGGGTTTGAATTGCACTTATGGAAAGACGATATGTTATCAACAATACAAAAGTTTGCTTACTCAATAGGTTGTGATTGTATTGAATCACAAGGCCGTTCAGGTTGGGAAAGGCTATTTAAAAATGATGGTTATAAAAAACGATTTGTAGCTTATGAGCTACCTGTAGAGGAGACAATATAATGGGTAGTGGTGGTTTATTTGGCAGTGGTGGTAGCGAATCAAAACCTGTTTCGTTGAAAGGCGGTCAGTTTCAGCCTTATACTTATACAAGTCTTGTTGGAAGCACAGAGCTTGAAAAAGAAGGCAAGCGTGGCTATACTTTTTCCCAAGAGCTTGACCCAAGGTTACAAGGGCTTTATAGCCAGGGTCTTGCTGCGTCACCTGGTCTTTTGTCTCAGTACTTGCAACAAGCACAGGAACCTCTTGAACAGTTTGATTTCCAGAAGGGAATAGATGAAGCAACACAGGAATACTTTGCACAGCAACAAGCTGCTCTTGATCCTGTCTTTGCACAGCAACGTCAACAACTACAGTCTGATCTGTTTGGATCAGGTCGTATGGGGCTTATGCTTGCTGGTGAGACTGCTGGCGCAGGTGCTGGTGGAATGGTACAACCAGATGCGTTTGGTTTAAGTAGGGGCCAGGCACAGGCATTACAAGAGGCCTATGCTACTTCTCGTGCTTCTGCTGTTGATGAACAACAACAAGCATTTAATCAAGCACAG